TCAATTTTTTGTTTCAATCCGCCATGAACAACAAAGTTGTTATACATTGTAATACCAGTTGCACCGTTATCATCATGGCTGATATATGTATTAGTAGGTCTAGTTTGAATAACAAATTTTTGTTGATCGTCTTGCTGAACCAAGATCATATTCAAAGGTTCACCTGGTGGAAGTGTTCCTGTATATTTGAATGCAAGAGTTGCTGTTGTGTCTATAGTGCCAGTTCCACGTGATACTAATCCAAGTGGTGTATCAACTAATCCAAATTGGTTATCAACGGCATTAACCATCACGGTAGAATCATCTGCAAATACTGAACCTGTTATGTCACCTGTATGGTATCCAGTTACATTACCAACTACATTCCCAGTTACATTACCAACTACGTTACCTGTAAATGTTCCGCTTACTTGTTCGGCCGCAACAATTCCTGTAGCTGCATTAAATACAACTGTACTATCTTCTGCAATAATATCTGCTTGTATTCTTTCAGCTGTAATTTGACTATTAACATTTAGTTGGTTAATCCAAGCCTCATTCCAATATTTTAATCCTGTACCAATATTATGAGCACTGTCAGTATTTGGTATTATACTTCCTGATATTTCAGCACCTAAGTTTAAAACATCACTACCAACTCCGTCACCTAAGTTAATGTTTCCTGTAGCCTGAATGTTACCTGTAATATTAATATTACCTGTACCAGTAATATCGAAGTTGTTTAAGTCTAATCCGCCGCCTAGTTGTGGAGTAGTATCAGCTAAAAGCGAGTCAATAGTACCAGCAATAGATGTTATTCCACCTGCTGTTGATCCGTCACCAACATATAATTGTTTAGTGTCTGTTGTGAATATTAATTCACCTTCTGCAGGTGTGATACCTAGTCTTTCTGCATTGGTACCTCTTCTAACTTGTAATGCCATCTATTTACTCCTGAATAGTATTTGTTATAGTATTTATGCCGATTACTTTCTTTTCTTCATAAAGATTTGTGTACGTTTCTTAATATCTCGTTTGACTTTATGTGTATCTAGCCTAAAATCTATGTTTTTAATGCTACTTTCGTATTCAACAAATAAATCTTCCAAAGCTGTTTCAATATCTAAAGTAGGCTTAGATCTAGACTTTTTTACGTCAATTTCCCATATTTTTCCGTCGTTGAAATATATCTTAACACTATGTAAGTATTCAATAGGTACTACATCGATAGTAATATCTTTAAATATTTCTGGCCAAGCATTAACTATATCAGAGGGTAGCTTGCCTTTACTAGCCATCCGCCGTTGTCTTTGACTTACGCTTTGTAGGAACAAGTTGTTCTGCTTGCTCTCTAAGAGTCTTTGCTTCTTTAAACAAAGAATCTGCTTGCGAACGATATTGTGCCGCAAGTGCCTCATCAGTTAAGACATCGGATGTTGCAGGTGCTGTATATGATGCTGCTGGATCAGCTACAGGTGCATCTTTTACTTCTGCAATAGTTGCTCCTTCTGGACTTTTCATAGCAAGATCGTTTACTGTAACACCTTTTTGCTCTGCAATAGTTTTATTAAGTTCATCTAATGGTAATGACGTATTATTATTTGGAGTCATTTCGATTAAATTTGTTGCTACTTTAGTAAGTTTACCAGTTTTATGAAATGCAGCTAACATATTTCTACCATCTGATAAAGATGATCTAGCCATAGCATCTGCAAATTCATCAGCTATTTGTCCAGCATTAGATTCAATTAAATTAATTAAAGAATCGTGATCAGCTGCATCTAGTGCTTCTGTAAATACTACTAAGCAGTTATCAGGATCGCCCGGTAACACTCTATATGCTACTGCACATTTTTTCTTAGTCTTAGTTACTCTTCCGACATGTTTTAATGCGGCCATATTATTCTCCTTTTGTTCCGTCTGGTGCAGGCGCTGGTTGTTGTGCAGCTACTGCTGATAGGAACGTTTCTAGTTTGTTGTATGTTGACCCAACAGTCATCATTTCGTTTGGTTTGAATGCACCACGTTGACTTGCTACATCAATGATCTGCTTTAGTGCATTAAGATCAGTAATAGTAAGTTCTGTGGCGTTTTCTTGTGCCGGCGCTTGAGCCTGAGCTTCTGTTGCGTCAGCGTTCTTTTTTTCTTCGCTCATTTATTGTCTCCTGTGTTTATATAAACTACGCATATATTTACTTGTATTTTAAAAGTGGGCATGCCAAAGTGAAATACGAAAGTTCTTTAGTATCTTCAAATCCGATTTTACATACAGTTTCAGTACCACTACCTTCTGTAATTGTTATAGTAGTTCCTATATAATATCGGCCTTTTAGATTATCATCGATCCATTTTTGTATACTACGTTCTAAGTTATATCGAAGTGGTATTTTAATGTAATCGCAATGGGGACTAGGCACTTTTAGGCGCCTAATTCCAAACAAATTTAGTGGATTTGGTTCTTTAAATTTATGCAACGTTTTGTTCATAGTGTGCTGTTATGCCAAATGGCGCTTCTAGTTCCTTGTCTCGATGTCCGTGTATAATAAAAACCGTTTCACAATATTCTGGATCTCCCCAGCTATTCCACGGATATCCATCTGTAAACATGATAAACTTTTTAGGCTGTATATCATTTTCTTTCATATATTGCCAGTTAACATCAAAGTCAGTACCTCCGCCTCCAATGATTTCATAATCAAGCAAATCTTCACCGCCGTCTGCACTAAAGTCTTGTTCGTTATACACCTTTGTATCAAAGCACCATAATTTAATATTGTAAGATTTAAACTCTTCCATGATACCTTTGACTTCACTTAAAAAGTCTTTTGCTTGATGGTCGCCAATTGAGCCACTCATATCTAATCCTACACAGATATCAATTTCATCATCAAAATTCATGCCAGGAAGAATAGCACCAGTATGCCATCCTTTACGTGATGGACGACTAAAAGTAAAATCATGTTTAATAGTAGACTGGATTTGTTGTCGAATAATTTCACGCCAGTTCATTTTAGGTTCAGTAAGCTCTTTAATCATACGTTGTACTTCAGCAGGAGTATTACCTGCTCCAGCGGCTTGTGCAGCACTAAGCATACTTTCTTTAACTTCGTCTTTGATCTTACGCATTTCTTCTTTAGAAAATTTAGGCTTTTTCTTACTTACTTTGTTGCCTTTGCTATCTTGTTCTTCGCCTGCGTCACCTTCACCGTCAGCACTATCACCTAAACCGTCAAGGTGTTCGTCTAACATTTCTCCAAGTTGATCTAAAAAGTCTTGTCCGTTTTGTTTTGCTTGTTCGTAAATGTCATCATATACTTCTTCACTAGTCCACGTGTCATATTTAAAGTCTTGGTAACAATCAATGAAGCTGGGTTTTTCACCAATACGATCACGTACTAATAGATTATTAACAATATAATCAGCGGCAATATTATATAACTTAGGATCACGTCCTTCTCTACGTCCTAAGTGATCAAATACACAATGTAAAATTTCGTGTGCAATAACAAATTCAATTTCTTTGTTACTCATTTTGTTAAAGAATTGTGTGTTGAAATATAAATTACGACCGTCTACAGCCGCCGTTGGGCACCATTCATCTGCGGCTAAGATACGCAAACGTGTTGCCATATTACCAAAGAATGGGTGTCGAAGTAGTAAGCCAACTCTTGCAACAATAATACGTTCTAAAACATCTACACGCATTTCTTCAAGTTGCTCGGGTGTAATATCTGGATCAGGTGTCCAGTGCTTAGTACCTTCTACATTATATAATACGTCTTTGATCATTGTGCCTATTCCTAATTGTTATACTTATAGTATACACATATTTACACTATTTGTCAAGTGAAAATGGGCGTTTTTATAGAGACGCCCAACTCTTTTATGGTTACACCTGTTGTGCAGCTGTAATGTACTTGCCAAAACGTTCGTGGAATTCATCAAAACATTCTACTTCATCTGGATCGATTGGTAGTGAATATTGTGTAAGAGCAAGTTTAATACCCATTACAACCAATTCTGTTTCGAAGTTATCCATTGCAAAACGTAAAAAGTTATTAACTTTATCGTCAAACTTTTTATCGTTCTTATCGGACGCTTCTTTAAGTTCATAGCAGAGTGAGACAGTTAAGGAATACATGGCACTGATTTCTTTTGTCTTCATCTCTTTTACTTTGCCATCCAAAATATCTGTTGGATTAGGCATTGTTGACGCTACTTTACGGTGTGCCATAAATTTGACAGCCAAGCCTTCGCCGACTGAACCACTGACCAAGTCAGTTGTGGTATTTTCATCATCATCGTCATCTAGTAGTTCTGATACAAATGACCATGAACGAGGTGTTGCAAAAGAACGACTTGGTGATTTAGGATCAAAGTCGTACAAGTCCTTCTTACTAAAAGTAAGATAACCTACAACATCGTTATGTATTTTGTTTTCTACAGCCCAAGCAAACCAATCATCGAAGTTAACAGCAAGCTCAATATGTACAAAACGATTTGCTAACGGAGCAGGCATTCTATAAGTAACGCCTTTGTCTGCTTCTCTATTACCAGCCGCTACAATAAGAACGTTGTCAGGCAATTTGTATTGTCCAACACGTCTATTAAGAATTAATTGATATGCCGCCGCTTGTACTGCCGGAGCCGCACTATTCATTTCGTCTAAGAACAGTACAATATTATCATATTGTGCCGCAAATTCTTCTGTTGGAAGTTCTTGCGGAGGTGCCCAAGCCATAACATTATCATTTGCCGCATAGTATGGAATACCTTTAATATCTGTAGGTTCCCAAAGAGACAAACGAATGTCAATTAAGTGTGAATTTTTAAGTTGTTTAGTGATCTGCCCTACAATATCGGATTTACCAATACCTGGAGGTCCCCACATAAACAACGGACGTTTTTTCTTAAAAGCACGTAAAATGCTTTTCTTTGCGCTATTTGGTGATACGGTGCGTAGTGCTGTAATATTATCCATTGTGTATTCCTCTTTTGTTGTGTTCAGTGCCATACGTTATTTCTAAGTATGTATATATAATAACACCGATTTTACAAAAGGTCAACCTATTTTGGTATCTTTTTTCTGCCTAGTAAGAGCTTTTTGTAGCCCATATTTACGTACATCTCCGCTAAAAAGGCTTAATTCCATAGCCTTTTTTTCGTTTGTAACTATAATACATCTTGGAGCCAAATAATACGGACAATCTATAAAGTTATCCATCCATATTATTGTATTAGTTGTAAGTTCGAATTCTTGGGGATATGGTATTTCGTAAGTTTGTAAATCTATTTCGGTTGTAATAAATTCAAAACCGGCATCTGTAAGACGAAGTCCGCCGGTGTCTTTTTCTCGAGTGTTCTTCCACCATAGAGGAAGGTACTCTTTTACAGATAATTCACTTATAGCTTTACCTGATTGTTTTAAGAATACTTTTGTGTATGTTTCTTTCCAGTTCATTCTTCAACAGTTTCACCTGAAGTTAATTTAACAACAGTAAATAGATCTGTTTTAAAAAGAGAATTCATTTTTGTAGCAAGGTTGTGTGCATGCCCCGGATTTGAAAAACTAGTTTTTTTGTATTTAGGTCCTGGGTAGCTTGTAAGAACGTTTGAACTTTTTAAGTTAAACGGAGCGTTTTCGTAAAACACAGCCCAGATGGCTTCTGCTTGTAATACTTGATCAGCTTTGTACGTTTTTTTATCAATATGCTCTGCTAATATAGTTGGTTTTGGTCTACTCATATGCGTTCCTATCTTATTAAGTACGCATATATTTATCCTTTTTTAGACAACTTTTTAGACCAAAAGTAGTGTATAATTTTATATATAGGATAAGGTACAGGTATATTATAACAGTGTTTGCCTCGTACAACTAGAACGTCCCAAGTCCATTGTCCTTGAATATGTGTAAATCCTACAATACCTAAACTGAATTTACCTATTACCAATTAGAACCGCTATCCATTTTAACTTGGATTACATCATCGGCACCTGAGTTTTTACGTGCAAGTATCTGTTCAAGATCACCATTTAATCTAGACATTACTTCGCCTAAGGTAAAAGCAAGTCTTTTTGCTTGTTGGGCTGTTAACTTTATTTCCTTTGCTTGACTTGCATCAGCACTCTTAACTTGTGAAATAAATTGCTGTATAGGTGCTGTATTTAACGGCTCATTTTGTGTTGACACGTGATAACTCCGTTCTCATTTCTAGTTCAGTTTTAAATGGTCCTCTATAGTCATAACGTTCTATAGTTATTAGTTTAGGACAAAAACTTTTAACCCAACCCTTTTCAAAACGTATTGTATAATATCCTGCACAGTATAAACTTTTACTTTTTTTGCTCTTTGTAAATAATGGCAATTTACGTTTTACGTCATACATATCATTGTAAGGCAAACAACTAGTTGGATATGTATTAACAATTTTTTCTGGCACAACTTCTTTAATTGCTAAGTCTTGCCAACTAACTTTGCTTTGCAAACATTCTTGTATTTCCAGCGTATCGTTAAAAAATCTACTTCCTTTAGAATCACTAAGCATATATTGCTCGTCATTGAAACTAATAGTTCCTACATTCTCACTGTTATTAGATAAGATCCAAAATTTGTTTTTTACTATTTCTTTTGCTTTCATGCTGGATACCTCGCTTGTAATGGTTCTGCAAATGTTTGTGCCTGGTCTGCAATACGTTGCATATCCCATTTAGCACAGAATTTCATAAGACGCATACCAACCTGTTGTACTTCTTTAGGAGTCATATGTTCTTCAATTGTGTCGTTAATAATACTTCTAATGTTGCCGGGTTGTGCAGTCAAGTCGCACAATGTAACATTGCGTTGATAGTCATCTAATACACGATGCTCTACACCTTCATGATCAGTCCAACGCTGTAACATCATGTTATTCCAGTTATAGCCTTTAGTGTCTTTATCTGCAAATGCTTCGATAAGTCCTACTTTGTTCTTAGTGCCTTTCTTACGTACACCTGGGTAAGCACTAAACACATTATCACTAGTGTCACCACGCATACATTTTTCAAACAACATAAACGCAGGATCAGGTGCAGGCTTTGCTTCTTTAGTTTTCTTATCAATTACATGATTGCCTTTGTCATCAAAATAGCCTTCATGTGTAATAGTAACGTTCTGTATACCATTATACTGTTTACAATTAGGTGCAACTAATTGTGCAAAGTCGCCGTCAGTACTAATAATAACATGGTTATCGTTAGGATGTGCTTGCACCCAACCAGCAATAAGATCATCTGCTTCTAGTTCAGGATGTCGCATAACAGTACAGTTAGTCTTGTCTGTAACAAAGTCCTTAAACTCATCAAAGCACTCCCAAAACACTTTATCTTCTTCTGCCTGCGAAGGAGTAAGTGCATCACGACTTTCTTGTCTGTTACGCTTGTAAGGTTCGTAAAAGTCCTTACGCCAGCTACGACCTTCTAAACAAAACACAACATGATCAGCATCAAAGTCACGCCATGCTTTTTTAACACCACTAAGTGTTATATGAAATGCCATGCCAATTTTAGTGTCAATGTCGCCACGTACTACATGCCTAGCACGAAAGAATGTGTTAGCTGTATCTACTAGAATATAAGTTGCCATTAGTTTGCCTTTGTATAATTTATAGTATTATTATAGCACCAGATCTGGCTTGTGTCAAGCATTAAATTCTTCATCTACATAACGCTTTAATTCGTGATCACCGATATTATCTGGTACTCTTTTTTTGTAAAACAGTTCATAACTATCACTACCATACTTACCGATACCATATAGATCTGTAGCATCATCTCCGTTCCATGTCAAATAATCTTCTGACATCTTGCGTAAACGCTTATAACGGACATTTACCATACCCAAAGTTTGGATAATCATTTTAATTGTGTTTGGTGAAGTATTTATTAAGTGTACTGGTGTAGGACAAATACCAAATAACAAAGGTAATACTCTTTTTACTTGTTTACGGTTTGTACAATTTAAGCAAATGACACCAACCATGTGTTGCCATATACTGTCTACTTGCTGTTGTACCATTAAATCGTCACGCATCAGAATCTCTTATATGCTGGTAATCTAAATATTGCGAACACCATTCGTAAAATGATCTATCTGTGTCCGGCCAACATTCTGCAAATGTTGGATCATCTTTCCTTATTTTTCTGTATTCTGATCTAACTTGTTTTTCGGTCATCATTAGGAAACTTCCGATTTATCTTTGTCAATTGGTACTACATTAATGTAACCCATATCTCTTGCTGTCTCTACACCTTGTTCACCTAGTATTTGTACAGCAATAGTTTTAAACCAACCGTCTACAATTTCTTCGTTAGTTTCACCAGTGTATCCTGCATCAAGTAGTTCTTCAATAAACTGGTTATTCCA